AGAAGCAGTAGCAGAAGACGTTCCTGCCGAGACTCTGGAAAAAGCAGCCGAAGTATCAGAAGATAAGGTTGATGAACCTGATTTTGCGAAGATGTTAGGCGATCTAAAAGGCTTTTTCTCAGAAACTCTAAACAAGGCATCTGAAGCAAATGCAGCACAAGTAACAACAATCCAAGAGACTGTTGAAACTTTCAGCAAGAGCGTAGATGCTAGAATTTCAGAGTTGGCAGAACAACACACAGCACTTTCAAGCGCTGTAAATAACATCAAGAACACGATTGATGGTGTACAAAAGCGTGTCGACGCAGTAGAATCAGAGACTGCAATTAAGAAGTCTTCAGATCTTGGCCGATCAGAAGAAGTAACAATCAAAAAATCCAAATGGAACGGTTCTTTCCTCGGTTCCGTGAACGAAATATTTAACTAAGGTAGGTATAAAAATGAGCAATGAAACATTAGAAAAAGCAATTGCTTCTGGAACAACAGCAACAGCTGGCATGAATGGTGGTTCTATCACAGGAACTGGCGTACACGTTGGCGCATCAGAAACTGGTGGACTGCTAAACCCAGAACAATCAGCTCGCTTCCTTGACTATATGTTCGACGCAACCGTAATTGGCAAAGTCGCACGTACAGTTCGTATGAAGTCAGACACAGCCGAGATTGATCGTATGTCCGTTGGTGAGAAGCTTATGAAGCTTGCAACCGAAGGAGATAATGACGCTACAAACAGTGGCGTAACTTTCTCAAAGATTTCTCTAACAACAAAGAAACTCCGCATGGACTGGGAGCTTTCAACTGAGTCTCTAGAAGACAACATCGAAGGTGCAGATCTAGAAGATCACATTGCACGTTTGATGGCGACACAAGCAGGAAATGACATCGAAGATGTTATTCTTAACGGTGACACATCGCTTTCTTCAGACGCTCTTTACAAGTCATTTGATGGCGTTGTAAAGAAGGCAAAGGCATCAGGTCGCGTCGTAGACGCAGCTGGCGCTGAAGTTTCTCGTGAAGTATTCAACAAGGCACTTAAGGCTATGCCACGTAAGTACAAGCAACGTCGTGGAGACCTTCGCTTCCTTGCTGGATCAAACTTGATTCAGGACTTCCTATACAAGAACAGTATTGGAACAAATCAGACAATTCCACAGGACATCGCTTCAAGCGTTATCCGTGGCGGAGTCGCACCACTAGGTGGACCTGCAGGATATGTGGCACCATTCGCATTCGGTATTCCGATTGTTGAAGTTCCACTTCTTTCAGAGACACAGACTGGTACACACTCAGGAGCTTCAGGTTCACACGGAGATATCCACTTGTCATTCCCAAATAACGTTGTTATTGGAATCAAGCGTGATGTAACTGTTTACCGTTTCTTCTGGCCACGTAAGGACTCAATTGAGTACACAATGTATACTCGTGTTGGCGTCCAGATCGAACAAGCAGATGCTTGGGTTGTCGTAAAGAACGTTAAGGTTGCTTCTTAATTAATTAAGAAATAGCCCCAGAAAGGCCCCCAATTAATTTTGGGGGCTTTTCATTTTAATTTAACAATGCTATAATTGAAGAACCTAACAAAGGAGAATATATGTCATTTGAGACATTGAAAGTAGCAGAACTCAGAAAAGTTGCAGAGGACTTTGCAGTTGACACTGATGGACTAAAGAACAAGGCCGATATTATTGCCACTCTTGCCGAAGAGGGAGTAACATGGTCTGTTTACCAAAAGACAATTAAAGACATTGAAAAGGCGGCAGACGAATTTGGCGATGATTCAGAAGAGATCCTTCCAAGATTCAATCCTAATGCTCAGCCTGAAGATACAGTTCTAGTTAGAATGACTAGAGAGAACTTTAGATATGATATTCTTGGTTTTACTTTTACAAAAGAGCATCCTTTTGTTGCAATGACAGAAGACAACGCTCAAGAAATTTTTGACAAGGAGGAAGGTTTCCGCTTAGCAACTCCGAAGGAAGTTCAGGAGTACTACGCTTAACCTTTATTAAATGGAAATTCTAGTAGATTCAAATTCACCAATAACGCACAAAGTATTTTGGCAGGGGCAGTTAACAGATGCAGATAGTTTGCCAGTTGTTAAAGTGTATGATATTACAGAAGATCCATCAATAACTCCAGCAATAAATCCAGGCGTATCTTTGTCCACACTTGTTCCAATTAAGTCAGAGACAGACGCTGGAACTTACAGCGTTTATTTGCCATTTGATTATAGCAATAGACAAAAGCAGTTAAGGGTAACTTGGACGTATACGGTAAATGGACAAGCAGCACAGAGAGATCATAAAGTTTACATTCAGACTCCATATACAGATATAAGTCAAGCAATAGATGCCTTGGGTTTAGGATCAGATTATTCAGATCCTAATTCAAGGTCCTATGCAGAATTGTGTAATGCTGAAAGATATGCAAGAAAATTAATTGAATCTTACACAGATCAGAAATTTTATTTATATCATGATGTTAAAGTAGTTTACGGATCAGGCTCAGATACATTGCCATTGCCTGAAAAAATATCTGAACTTCATGAATTATATCAAAACGATATATTGCTTTTAGACAATGTTAACAATATAGATAATTGGAACTACGACACAATAATTTCAGAAAGCGGATTTGGGATAAGAGTCAATAGAGCAAACATGCTAGACAATACTGTTTATACCGCAAACGGAATGGTTCCTCCAACAATTAATGACACATGGGGTGGATCTTTTGCACCAAACTCCGTATATCGTGTTCAAGGTAAATTTGGATGGGAGGAAGTCCCTGACGAAGTTGAGCTTGCATGTATTGAATTGATGAAAGACTATTTTTCAAAAGACAAAGTGTGGAGAAATAAGTACATGAAGTCTATTCAAACATTTGACTGGCAATTTGAATATAACTTAGCCACTTATTCAGGTACTGGAAATCTTTATGCAGACCAGCTTCTGGCCCCATACGTTATAAATAAAATGGTTGTTATATAATGTATGATCTTGTCGACTCTATTATGCCTATGTTTATGGACGTCTACAAGCCATTTGACTCACAGGATCCAGACACTGGCGCAATAAAAAAAGAATGGCATTTTGACAGAACCGTTCCATGCAGCGCAAAAGGAATTATTAGCAACTCGTCTTCAAGCAGAAGCGGAGACAAGCAAATAATGTCTAACAAGTATACTAATGATCAAATTCTGCAAATAAGAACATCAGGCAAAATAACTTTAAGAGAAAAGATTACAAACATTAGAGACTCTGAGGGAACAGTTATTTGGGAAGAGCTAAATTTTCCAACTAACACACCCACAGTTTTTGAATTAATGGGAATAACCCCAATGACAGATCCGCTAGGTGGAGTAGTTGGATATAACTCTACAGTCAAGAGATCGGAGAATCAGACAATTGGACAATAGCTCACTATTAGTCACAGCAGCCAGCGGACTACAAAAAGGAATGTCTGGCACCAAGGGTACTATTTTGAAAGATAGCACCGTGGCACAAATATCTGCAGCAGTATACTATCATGCACAAGTAGTGTCTAAACTAACAACAAATAAAGCATTTGAAAAGAAATTTCAGTCAGTTATATTTAATCAAATAGAGCAAGACTTTGGACTATATGTAGATTCACAAGCAAGAATGAATCCAAAATCATTGCACCACGTATATGAGTGGAATAAAACAGGAAATAAAGGTGCCAGGCTGTTTAGCCTAAGCGTACTATCTTCCACTGGACTTTCATTTAAAATCACTTCTAAATTTTTACCATCTAAAGCATCAGTACCTAATAACTTTTCGAAAAGAAAACATGTATTTATAAATAAAGCTTCCGTGATGGAAGCTGGGATGCCCCTAACAATTCGTCCAAGGTCCGCAGAGCGCCTAGTATTTGAAACTAGTACTGGAGTGGTATATATGCCTAAAGGGGCTTCAGTGACCGTTGCAAGGCCTGGTGGTGGCAAAGCAACTGGGAGATTCCAAATAGCCTATGCACAATTTTTTACAGGCAATTTAGTAAATTTAGCAATAAAAAGATCAGGATTCCAACAACTATTTAATTCATCATTAACTAAAGCAATGAGAGTTCCACCAGATGTCAGAAAAGTTAAATATTCATTTAATGCCAATACATTAAATATGCAGGCAGAGTCAGCAGTCGCTGCAGCATTTGGAGGTGTGGTATGACCGTAGATTATAAAGCAGACATTATGTTTGACCTAAGAAAGTACTTATGGGACCAATTAAAGTCTAATAGTATATTTGATTCAACAGACTACTACTCAGATAACCTGGGGCAAGAAATTGTTCCAATCATTCCAATTCAGCAGTCTCCTGAAATGAATCAGTTTTTGAGCGGAAAAAAGCACATCGTATACGATAAAATTGGAATGTCCTACGAGGATAACTGGGCTATATGCTGTGAGCAGATATTGTTCACCATATACTCAACAGATGTTTCAGAGATTAACCAGATTAGAAACTTGATGACCGACCTATTTAGAAGGATGGACGATTCTGCTAGAGATACAAATGCCCACTCTGGGATATCTCAGAAATTTAAATTCTTTAGCATATTTATTGCAGATATTTCTCCAACAGCCCCTTCAGAAGAATTGGCAGGATTCCTGTCCTCAGATGTGATCCTTGAAGTAAAATACGCAAGATATCTAGACGCTGCGGGCAGATTCGCTTAATTTGCCTTTGGGCGCATTATACTCTATTATTATACATAGAGGGAAGGGCCTAGCCAGCCAAGATTTAATGATTTACAATAATATATATATATTTTTATAAATAGGAGGAAAATAACTATGGCACAATCCGTAGGTAATGCTAAAAACATTCTCGTTGGTGCATCTCCATTGTTCTTGTCAACTATTGACGTTAACGATTCAGATTACGTACTAAACGCAGAAGCAGGTGTAGCAGTTGCTTCAGGTGCAGGCACAGTTGGTGTTCCAGCTTTTGCATCTGGAGTTTCATATACAAACACACTAAATGCTGTCGAGCAGGAGGCTGGAAAGTTTGGATACCGTAACGTTGGTTTTACTAACAATGGTCTTCAAATCACATACAACCCAACATACGATTCAGTAACAGTAGATCAGCTACTCGATACAGCTAAGCTGTTCAAGTCTGCGATGGAAGTTATGATTGCAACAGAAATGTCAGAAGGTACACTCGAGAATATCGCAGCTGTATTTGGACAGGGTGCATCATCACTAACAACAACAGGAACTGGAGTAACAAAGAAGGATGTACTTGGTCTAGAGGCAGGTGCACTTGGTGCAGCTCCAACAGAGCGCCAGCTAATTGCAGTAGGTCTAGCCCCAACGGCTTCATCAACACAATCAGAGCGTGTATATTATGCACGTAGAGTTTTGTCTGTACAACAGTCACAATTCTCTCTTGCACGTACTACTCCAACCACATTCCCAGTGACTTTCCGTCTTCTACCAGATGCTAACTACTCTGGCTCAGAATACGGCAAGATTATTGACCGTGTACTAGTAGCATAATAAATTTAATTTATTAATGAGAACCCCCAGGAAACTGGGGGTTTTCCATTTGTGTAGATAATGCCTATATGTTATAATAATTAAGACTAGATCCTAGGAGGATTAAATTGGCAACAACAGTATATAGTGTAGAAGAAGTAACACTTCAAAATGGCTCAACGGTTAAGTTGAAGCCCCTAAGTATCAAAGAACTAAGAAAGTTTATGATCGTGCTACAAGGAGCAGGTGAGTCAACTACAGAGGCACAAACTCTCAACGTACTAATTGACGCAGTTGCAGTAGCGCTTGAAAAACAACTACCAGAATTGGTAGCCGATAGAGATGCATTAGAAGATGCACTAGACGTTCCTACAATTAATCGCATACTTGAGGTATGTGGTGGGATTAAGATGGACGACCCAAACCTTCTAGCGGCAGCGGTTCTGGCTGGTCAGAACTAGATTTAGCCGCTTTAGAGGGTGAAGTTTTTCTTCTGGGACACTGGAAGAATTACGAAGAACTAGAAGAAAGTCTTTCAATGCCAGAACTTATTCAAACGTTGAAGTCTTTTAAGAAGCAAAAGTCGGAAGACAGAAAGTTTACGGCAAGTCTTAAAGGAATAGATTTAGATGTAGATGAGGAAGACTCAGGAACACAAGGAAAAACTTTTGAAGATGTACAAAGACAAGCTCTTGGTATAAATGCTTCAGGTGATGATGTAGTTTCCTTACAAGGAATCTTGGCGTCACAAGCAGGGTTTGGAATTGGGGCAGGTCTAGGCTATACAAAGGAGTAACATAAAGATAAATGGCTGATGAAAATATTGTAACTAATATAGTTGCTAATGCAGATTTCTCAGGTCTTATTGCAGATGTCAATAAGGTCGCAGCCTCTTTATCAAAACTTCAAGCACAAATAATTCAATCGGACGCAAGACTTGCAAGTCAAGTAGCTACGATGAACAGATCCTTTGGTGAAAACCTAAGAAGAACTGGTCAGTTTGCAACACACTTTGTTACATTAACATCGGATGTTGAAAAGTTTGGCACCAACCTAGACAGGGGCCAAATGAAACTGAAGCAGTACTTTCAGACATTTCAGCAACATACAAGGACGCAAGGTGGTCTAATTAGAGACCTTGCTAAACAGCAAGTAGCATTACAAAATGCAATAATTCAGCCAATGGGTAAAAACGCTCAAGGGCTTATGCAGTATAGCGTACACATTCCACAAGGTCTTGATGCTGTAAAGAATAAAACAGCTATTGCAAGACAAGAGCTTCAGATCATGAATAAAGTTGTTCAGGATGGCGGAGTTCAACTAATTAACTGGGGTAAAAATACTCAGTGGGCAGGTCGTCAGCTAACAGTAGGACTTACGGTTCCTTTAGCAGCGTTTGGTAAAGCAGCTGCAGATGCATTTAGAATGGCAGATGCAGAACTAGTAAGACTTACAAAGGTATATGGTGGAGTTGCAGCAACATCTTCAGCAGAGCTTTCTAAGATAAGAAACGAAGTTACAGCAACAGCTAAAGAGCTTTCAAAAGCTTATGGAGTTTCATTTAAAGATACAATTACTCTTGCAGCAGATATTGCCGCGACTGGTAAGCAAGGAAACGAACTGCTATCTTCAGTTAAAGAAACAAGCAGACTTGCCGTACTCGGAGAAGTAGATAGACAAGAGGCTATGAAGGCCACCCTGGCAATTCAAACTACATTTAAACAAAACACTGACCAGCTATCAGAATCTATTAACTTTCTTAACTCTGTTGAAAACCAAACATCAACAAGTCTTGCAGATTTAATTGAAGCTATTCCGAAGGCTGGCCCAGTTATTCAAGGTATGGGCGGAAGCGTAAAAGATTTAGCACTTTATCTCACAGCAATGAAGGAAGGCGGAATAAATGCTTCAGAAGGAGCGAATGCTCTTAAGTCCGCATTAGCATCTTTAATTAATCCTACAAAGGTAGCAAAAGAAAAGTTTTCTGAAATGGGAATTGATCTAGGCGGAATTGTAACAAAGAATGCAGGAAACCTTACAGGAACAATATTAGAGTTGCAATCAGCTTTGGATAACCTAGATCCATTGCAGAAACAACAAGCAATCGAGCAGTTGTTTGGAAAGTTCCAGTTTGCTAGACTTAACGCTTTGTTTTCAAACCTAGGAAAACAAGGAAGCCAAACTCTTCAGGTTATGGATTTGATGAAAGCAAGCTCACAAGAACTAGCTGGTGTAGCAGGCCGAGAATTATCAATGGTTACAGAGTCAGCTTCTGGAAAGTATAGAAGGGCTTTAGAAGGATTGAAAGCAGACCTTGCTGGAATGGGAGAAGAGTTCTTAAAAATTCAAACATTCTTTATTAATGTAACAGACAGCATTATAAAGTTTGTCAGCAAGTTACCTCAACCAATTAAAACTATTTTAACATTTGTTACAGGGCTTACAGCAATTATAGGACCAGTAATTATGTTGACTGGTGTTCTTGCCAACTTCTTTGGATATATTATTAAGGGAGCATCTCATTTTAAATCTTTGTTTAAAGGCGGAGAAGGCTGGAAGATGCTTACGCCAGAAATTCTGGCAGCACAAAAAGCAGGATCTCTTGTTGAAGCAACATTTTATAGCGATGCTAAAGCCGCTACAGTATTAAAAACAGCAATTGCTGGTCTTGTAACAGAGTTTGAGTTGTTGCAGTCTAAAGCCATGACTGGCGCAGTGTCCGTTTCTCCAGCGCTTTCAACAATGGCAGGCAATATTGTAGTTCCAGGCGGAGGCAGAGTTGTTAATCCAAACCACCCTCTAATTAGCCCTGAAGACACACGTTCAATGTCGCATCTTAATCCAGTTGCAGGGATGACTCTAGATCAAAAATCACAACAAACAATTTTTGGAGTAGTACCTGGAGCGCCAAAAGTAAATCAAAAGATTGGAAACAATCCACAGATGTATATGTCTGGAGACCTTCCAAAGATTCCAGGATTGACATCAATAGGCGGAGCATCAACAGGTATTGTTGCAGCAGAAGCAGCAAAGTGGCATGCAATGACAGGTGCGCTTGCAATGCAATCACAAAAAGAAATAGATCTTCTTAAGAAAGAAGTTTTATCAACAGGGCTTATAACAACGGAATTATCAGATTCTTATCAAGCTCTTCTTCCAACAATGACCAAGCTTACTGCAAATGCGGCAACTGAATCTGCAGCAATTGTTGCACAGCTGCAAGCTGGAAAAATAACAGTAGATCAAGCAAGAGCTAAAATTATTCAATTGAATGCACAAGTTGAGTCTATGATTGCCCAGGCATCAGTTGATATTGCGGGGCAACAAGGAAGATCAATTGGTTTAACAACCGTGCCGTTATTGAATCAACCAGTTGTAAACGCTGCTGGAAAATCTAACATGAAAGAGCTTCTTCGCCCAGGAAGAACTAGAAGTCTTTTAAATAAAATTGCAGGCGGCTTGGGAGTAAGAACATTTGGTGCTGGGTATAGCACAGAAACAACAATGCCAAAAAGATTTGCAATGGGCGGAATGGTTTACAGGAAAAAGGGAAGTCAAGGGCCAGAGTTTACGCCAATGGGCACAGACACAGTTCCAGCAATGCTCACAGAAGGGGAATTTGTTGTTAAAGCAGATGCTGTAAATAAAGAAACACTTCCATTTCTTCAGTCCTTAAATGAAACTGGAAGCACCAAGCCATTCCTTTCTGCAACCATGATTCATCAAGGTACAGAGGCAAATCAAGCTCTTGCAGGTAATAGACCATCGGTTAATTTAACTGGAAACTACCTTGCTAATGATTTGTCTTCATTGCATTCAAGAGGGCTTCATCCTATGGCTTTATTTTATGATCAAGGACTGCGTTTAGGATACGACAAGACAGATTTAAAGAGAGCACTAAACTTGGCATACACAGAACTTGAAGGCTCTTTCCGCCGTAAGGGAGATACTCCTATTAATAATGCTTACTATGAAAAAGTTGCAACAAATGTTGCAATGAAGCATTTAAAAACAGTATCTAGATTTAGTCCAAGAATTGGAAGAGATGTTAGGATGGCGGAAGAATTAATTTTTATGGGACATCAAAGAAATTCACAAAATAAAGGAATTGAGCCAGGATCACTTAGAACTACTGGATTTGATGGAACAGAATTACCAAGACACCTAGTGGGAACTGGAAGTGGTTTTTCAGGCGCAGCCAATCAGACACACTTTAATTTATCACAAGAGCTTTACGATGAAACCCCATCTAATCTTTATAAAGGAAGGTTAGGTAAGGGTAATACTATATCACAAGCTTTTGGATCGCAGCGTGGACATATAGGTGCAAAGTTTGCACCAAGCAGATGGAATATGTTGTTAAACATGGTTAGGTCTAAAATTGGAAGAGCCCCAGTTGTTCAAGACCCAAGATCTGTAGCCTTAACTAATAAATGGAGAAGGCGTCAAGGATTTGCAAATGGCGGAATGGTATATATGGCAAATGGCGGAATGGTTCCAGGGTATCGAGATGGAGGCATTGTTTCAAATGCTTTTCAAGGAGCTAGAGAACAAGGCTTTGTAGGACAAGGAGCGCTCTCAAGAGCTAGAGCTGGTGGTCTGTCTTCACCGATGGCGGGCATGGGAATAGGAATGGGAATGCAGGGCGCTGGAGCAATGATGGGCGGACAGGCTGGAACATTATTACAGGTAGCATCAATTCTTCCAATGATAAGCATGACGCCTATTACAAAGCTTATCTCTGGAATAACTGGAATAGGAACATCTTTAAAAACAGCAGGCGGTGTTGCAAAAATATTTGAAATGATTTTAAAGAATGCATTTAGGGTAGGACCAATACTGCTTTTAACTGCAGCAATTACTGGCGTTGTAATGGTATTTAAAAAATGGCGATCTGAGGTTGCTGAAAATGCAAAAGAGCAAACAATGCTTAACGGAATTACTCAAAAAGGTGCCGTAGAAGCTGGAATTAAATATAACAACTTGTCTGATTCAATTAAGGGCGTTAGAGAGCAGATGGATTTGTTTAGAGCCTCTCAATTAACTGCTTTTAACTCACAAAATAGTTCAGGAATATCTGGATTAACTCTAACAATTCAAGAACTACAAGATAAGATCAAGGCAGCAAAGAATGATATGCCAGAGTTTGTTAGCTCATTAAATAGCCTAAGCAAATCAGCACAAGATAATAAGAATGCAACAATTGATATGGCAACAAACTGGAAAGCACAATTTGTTGCAGGTGGTATGTCAGTATCTGAAGCAACAAATGAAATATATGCAATCATAAAAGCATCTGATATGGCAAACCATGCGTTTGCCGCTATATCAAATACTGGCTTTACAAAAATTGTAGACAGAGGCAGTGCAGTAAATGCAATGTTTAACAACCTAGGAAAGAACATGAATAAATTGTCTGGCTCCGATCTAGGAAATTCTTTAAGCAACGTAGTAATTGGAATTGATTCAGCAAGACAGGCCCTAGTCGGTACTAAGGATGCAAACGGCGAAATAATTACACAGCAGAGAGCATTAGAAATTACAATGAAGCAGCTTACCAATTCAGCTTCTGCCAATAAAACTTTAACAAATGATCAAGTTGAAAGTCTAAAAAAGACTCACCCTGAGTTGTCAAAAATATTAAACTCTACAGATAATGTTAAGTCTGTATACTCTAAGTGGAGAATACTTTTAGCAGGAGTTAATGTAGATCTTAAAACTATTTCAGCTACACAAGCAGAAGCACTTTCAAAATTTATTGATTTGCAAACCGCAGCAATTGAGCAAGCTCAAAAGGCAAAGGTAGGAGACAAGGGATATATTAAATCAATAGCCCAAAGCTCTGCTTTAATTGAAAAGCTTAATAAGCAAATTCTTGCAGGCGGAGTAACTGGCCAAAAGGTAGCACAAAGAACAAAAGATCAAATTGATGCAGAAATTAAAGCAATTGATAAGAGAATTAAAAAAATTCAAGAAGAAGCAGATGCCAGAATTAAAGCTATTCAAAAAACTCAATCTGCTGAATCACATGCTGTTCAATTAAAACAAGCACAGCTTGACCTGCAAGCAGCAATTGCATCTGGAGATAAAGAAGCTCAAGTAAGAGCCCAACTAAATCTATCGGCACTACAAAAAGAACGTCAATCAGAAATGGCAATTGCGGCAATTCAAGATGATGCTGCTGCTAAAACAAAAGCCGAAGAAGCAAGAAAGGCTAAGCTACAGGATGAGCTAGACGCTCTAAGTAAAAAAGTTGCAGCCTCTCAGGCAAGGGCTGCAGACGTTACAATTGTTAGAGATAAGGTTGTTGGGTATCAGTCAAGGCGAGATGCTTTGCTTGCAAGAGAATCAACAAACTCACAAAGAGATCCAAAATCAGCAGAAGCAATACAAGAGGCAAAAGATATTAGTCGTGATTTTTCTAATTTAGCTAACGATGCTGCTAGAGACGCCAAGGGTAAAGATAAAGCTTTAGCGGCGGCGATTAAAGAAGCATTTACTGGCGTATTGATTAATGACAAGGGAGACAGCCTAGGCGGTAAGATGGTTGGTAATGTTGCTCCAAAGGGCAAGCCAATGTGGCAAGAAGGAACTGGTCTAGGAACATTAAAAACTGACGCATCAGCAATTACTGCAAAGATAGATATATCTAATAAACTTCTTGCTGAAATTAAAGCAGCACTCGGCGGTGGCGGAGGTTTGGAAATTAAAGACATCTACACTGGTAAAAAGAATGCTAGATATGGTAGTGGAGTAGGTCCATTCGCAAGCCTGCCAGGTGGAAAAAATAGAGACCTTACAGATGCCGCAGGAGATTTAACAGGAGAAGGAATTGTTGCTGCAATTAAAGACAACTCTTTCAAAAAGGGTGACAAGTTTACATTTAACGGAAGAACCTATAAAGTTGTAGATGCTTCAGCAATGGAGCAATATAAGTATCCAACTAAGTTATATGCAGATGTTGTTAAAAAAGCATTAGGCGGTCGCTTTGCCGCTGGACAAAAGCTTATGGTAAATGATAGAATTAACCCACTGGGAGCACAACAAGAGGGAATGGTTGTTGAGCCAAAATTCTCAGGAACAATATATCCTAATATAGCAACTATGCCAAAGCCTAATCTAGGAAACATGCCAAGGTATGATATTCCATCAAGTGGATATAGGGGAATAGGAAACTCTGCGTCTAAATTGTCTCAAGGTGCGGCACCAGTAATCAATAACTATATTACAGCAACTCCAAACATGGACATAAAGCAGCTCGCAAGAGAAGTTGGAATGGTTACAGCAAAGGCTGTATCTAGAGGCGGAAATAATAGAGGGTATAGTAATGGATCTCCACAGGTGGTAAATATATGACAACAGTATTCTTGCCAGTAGGCTCACTATTATATGTAGATATATCTGCCACAGACACGCCATCATGGCAAAAACTAACTGAGCATAATAGACAGCCAGCCTCTATTCAAATAAATAGAATTGAAAAGACTCAAAGAACCTCAAATGGAACTTTGAGAAAATTCTTTATTGCTGACAAGAAGAGTATATCTGTCTCTTGGAATATGCTTCCAACATCATCAACTATGACAGTAGATGGTGGCTACGGCGCTAATGATATTCAAACATTTTATAATGGCTCAAAGGGGCAAGGCTCATTTAAGTTAAAGATATCTTATTCCCCAACAAGAGAAGAGATCATTGAGGTAGTATTTAGTTCTTGTAGCTTTGATCTACTTAAAAGAAATGTAAAAGCCAAATCTTCTGATTCTGCCCAAGAGTTTTGGGATGTAAGTATTTCTTTAGAGCAGGTATAAATGGCAGTCATAGTTGATTCTAAAGTTAAAGACATTTTTGAGAAGAACACAAGCATCTCTATGAATGTTGGTGCAACCATTGATATTAATTTAAACACCATGATTGATTGGGATAAAGTGACAACCCCAGTAACTGGAAATGCTGATACAGTAATTGGCGGCAGAACCCCATTTAAAAAGTTGTTCCCCATAGATACAGTAATTAAACCCAACAGACCACTTTTGGCGGGAGTAAAGTATGGTATTAGTGGAGATGTAACAGGTAATAGCTTTAGAGATCCTAAGACAACCCCATATCAGGTAAACTATAGAACATACTATCCATCTAAAGATAACTATTACAAGTATTGGGTCTCTCCAAAAGATACTAATGCTAACCTAACTATTGCTTATCCTAAGACCATTCCAGTAAATAAAGTAGTTGTTAAATTTGAAACATCTCACGCTACCCCCTCATCATGGACAATATCTGCAAACTCAGGAACTGTGCTAAAGACTGGTACAGAAGTAAAACCATTTACTACAACTACAACCGTTGATAGTGTTACGACTACAAAGAAAAATTATGATGCTGGTACAGTTACCATCTATTACACTGGCACAACCTGGAGCCTACTAGAGTCAGATCTTAATTATAATTCTTTTGTAAATGTTACATCTCTTAACCTTACGGCGGTAAATCCAGGCGGATGGATTGGAGTAATAGAGGTAGCACCACATATGGTAAAAGACCTATCAAATGATATTGTTTCTTTTGATATTGTAAAGGAACAAAATTCAAGTACAGAAGAACTTCTTCCTGTGGGATATTGCACAGCAAACTCCCTTGATCTTAATTTAGCAAAATATAATCAAACATCTCTTCAGTTTAAGGTATTTAATAAATATAGCCTATCTGAAACAATTGATAATTCTAAAGTTTATTTAGTTAAGAATGCTGAAGTTGTTACATATGTAAAGGTATACCATGCAGACGGAACATTTTCTGATTCAAAGGGCACATACTTTAAAATTCCTCAAGGAACATTTTATGTAGACCGATGGGACATATCAGACATTGGGGATGTAAATATATTTGCCCTTGATGCTGCAAAAATATTGCAGGAGTCCGTATGCCCAGATATGGTATGTAACAATTACTCAGCTATTGCAATTATTAGAAGAATGTTAGATGCTGTAGGGTTTACAAACTATAATTTTAATTATACCGACTCAGATGGATCAATAATTGTTCCTACATATTGGTGGAGCTCATCTTCAAACAGCAATTCAAACGGTTCAGTAACAGTATGGGATAACCTTCAAGATCTGTGTAGAGATTCTCAAATTACAGCGTTAGTTGATGAGTATAATGTTCTTCAGTTTTATACAAGAGATTATTTATTTGATTCATCTAAAACCGCATCATGGCAGTTTAGACACGCAGCCTCTGGCACATTGCTTCCAAACATAATTGAATTATCTAAAAAAGAAATGCCATCAATTAACCAAATTAATATAAGATACAAAAGCGTGTCAATGGCAAAGTACGATAAAAGTTCTCATGAAATTCTTGAATTTACAGATGACTCTATAATGGCTGCAGCAATCCTGTTAAACATCCCAGAATCAGCAGACCCATTAATTACCCCACACGTTCCACACATCAATCATTATATGGGTCTACAACTTATTCAGGTCGGAGAGCAAGATGTTCTTGATCCTAGCACAGCAACATTTATTCCTTTTAACGGATACATCTTAATTGATTCTGAAGTAATTGAATATGATGCAATTGAATATATGTATAAAGATTCACTTACTGGGGTTATTAAATATGTAGACGTAAGCTCAAAATCAGATCTCTCTAGGTACCTAGGTTTGGCAGCAGTTTCTGTCGACAGCAATGCAACAACATACAAAACCTCTATGGCCCCAACTAGTCGGTACAGAATTAAAACAAGAGGGGCATTTGGTACAAAGAAAGCAAATCATTATGCAGATCCAAAAAGCGAAGCAGCTGGATGGACTCCATACAAGGCGGTGACTTTTAAATAATGGGAGCCTGGGACGATTATAGAAGTAGTTATTCAGCAGCTCAAGCTCCTTTGCTTTTGTCTAACCCCCTATTTGATGTAGACACTACTAATTTCACTAGCACATCCACCGTAGTTGGAGGAGGATTAACATTTACTGCTCCCGCTGCAGTTTTAAGTATTAGAGGGCAAGTTTATACAGATTATACATACACAACCTTAAAGGATAACATTGTAATTAACTCAATAGTTAACGGAGTTGGAGAATTTACAATTAGCGGATTAACTCCAGGCAAAACATATTACGCCAGGGCCATAGGGTACGCAGCGTCGTTAGGCACGGGGCAATCGGGCTCATATAATTATTTTAGTTTTACAGTACCCGCTTATTCTTCAGATCTTTTTAATAGAACAGATACTCCAGAAGACACTTATGATGGAGAAGAAGTTCCAGCAGTAGTTCTTTTGCCTGGTGAGTCAAGCAAAATTGCAATTAGTAAATCTTTATTTACTATTCATTCAGACAATAAAAATCCAAACGTTTATTGTGCAGCAGTAAAGAATACTGGTATTGAAACAACTTCAAACTATTACGCATTTGGTACTACCCTATACTTTAGACCAACCCTAGACAACTATATTCAATCAGGAGCATTTGGATTTTTTATTTCAGGGACATCTTCAAACGGGTACTTTATTAAAATTAAAACAACAGCAAGTGCTAAATCTAATGGAGATGAATTTTCAATAGGCAAAGTAGTAAAAAATTCCCAAAAAACAATTACTGATAGCCAGTCAGTTACTAACGCAAAGAACAATGTCGGATCAATTACTGCTGCGGTTCCATACAAAATAGATGTTAGGGTTAAGAAGACAAGCACTAAGGTGTTTATATCTGCATATATTAATGGATTTAAGATAAGCGCAACAGATACTCATGTGTCTGCTACAAATACTATTTTGCCAAAAACTTCAAGCATATCTTTGGCGGTTAATATGGGAACGGTAAATTTTGATTACGTGTATGCAATTCCAATCACTGAATCTGAGTATAATAATTCTGAGCTAGAGAATATCTATGCGAATCAATTTGCACAGACATCTTTTAACTTGGCATACGGAGACATGTTTATCTCTGGATTAAGCGCAATAGACTCAAACACAGCTCAAAAATATGTTGAGGAGTTTGGATCTGTAGCAAGAGAAGTTAGACTCTTTTCTTCAAAGTACAAGGACTTAGAGCCAAAATTTCCTAAATACATGTATAACAACTTGAACACTTCTGTCACCGTGCTTGGATCTGATTTAACATCATTTTCAGCCACGGCATATGTATTAAACTCATCAGGAGTAACTAGCGACATATCTTCATCAGATGGCTCTAAGATTAGCGTACTTGGCAACTCGCTTATGAGAAGCGAAGATTTAATTTATTTTGATGAAGAAACAAATAAATATGAGGTAAAGGAACAGATGACAATGGACTCCGCATGGATTCAAAATCCAGGGGATGCCAAAAAGCTAAGTGATTGGATTAAAACTCAATGGAGTAAAAGGCAAAGAGTTATAGACATGACGGTATTGGCTAACCCAACAATTTCTGTAGGAGATATTATTGCAATAGATTACCCATATCAGGATTTAAATATCACAGATAAATTTGTTATAACAAATGTCAGACAGTCGTGGTCAGACGGATTGGAGACTACCGTAACAGCTAGATCGATCTATAGCTGACAAATGGTATAATAATAAAATGACAACAAAAAGACCTAACCCAATATTTGTTAAGCAGGGCGCAGACGTACTTGCGGACCTAGATGAAAGAGACGTCAGGATTGTTGGGGCAGACACTAAAAAAACATTTTTAAATAGTCTAGGTGGGTATTCTAACTATAGCAGCGGAAACTCATCAGGAGTTGTATCTGTTTTTGACGGTGCGGACTTTGGGGAATTAAATATATTAATGCCTCAACTAGGAGATATAAGTGTTGTTTCTCAGTCAATCAATTATGCTACAACGCCTCCTACCGTCGACGTAGTTCTTAAAATAAAAAATTCTACTAAGCAAGTAGTAAAAGGAATATCTGCGAGGTTAACAAATTGATTACTAAATTTGGAAAAAGATTTATATCATCATCTTTAGCAGGAATGCCTGCCACTCAAACAAAAGACCTAGCCTTTGGTATCGACTCTACAGCAGTACAGGCAAATGGCAACGATACAAGACTAGGATTTGAATTTTACAGAGTCCCTGTTTCTTTTGGAAGCATTGATATTCAGACAGATGAATTTGGAGACAGTACGTATTCGGTTGTCTATCAGGCAACTATCCCGCAAGATGTATCAGGAATAATTAAAGAAATTGGATTGTACCCAGGGGTTAAGTCTTCAGCTAATAACTATGACAGCAAGTTCATTGCAGATTTTGAAAACAATTTGATGTGGTTTAAATCAGATGACTCTAATCCAGAATTAGTGGCCCTTACAACATCAAGCATAAAACCTAGAGTCGGTACATATTTTTCTAAGGTCGGGGTAAGTGCAAGTCAGTCAGTAGAGTTTACATGCTCATACTCTGGCTTAGATCTTTCTGGATACACAGCAAGCGATTCTTTATCTCTTGCATATAATCAAGAGGATACTAATTTAGAGTCTATAGTATTTAAATTTTATAGCTCAGACTCTTCCTACTATTCAGCAACATTCACTGGAGCAGCGTCCGTAACAGAGCCAAATAAGATTGCCAAGGTCTTGTTTTCAACATTAACAGCAAACAATGGATTTGCAGATCTATCATCAATTATTAAAATTGGAGTTACGATAACTGCAAAATCAAGCGGGCAGGCAGTAGTATATCTTGATGCCTTAAGAATAGATGATGAAGATACATTCAATGCAAACTTTGGACTAATAAGCCGATCAGTATTATCTTCTCCAATAGAAAAGATTTCTGGCAAGCCAGTAGACGTAGAGTATAGAATTAATTTAGGTTTCTAACATGGCAGATAACGCAGATCTAAGTTTAACTGGCCAGGTAGACCCATCAGATAAAAACTATTATCTTGTTAAAATATCTAAACTACAGACAGACTTAAATTATACCGCCAAATTTCAGTGGTCCTTTCAAGAGCAAGCTTTAAATGATAAGGTAAAGTCGCTTTGGTCTAACGGATATCAATTCAAAACAATAAAGCTACCAACGCTACTCGCACCTAGATTTTTAAATACTGACTTATCATATTTTAATGGCGTACTTATAATTACATGGAACGGTTTAGATTCGGCAGGTAATCCGTATACTAAAGCATTTGATAGAATAAATGTTTATGTAAAAGATGAAACAGTAATTGGTGGAGTTTATAGACTTGTAGGTTCATTAAAGTCTGCAGGAACAGTTAGAGTTGCAGTCCCTCCAAGAGCGCATAGCGTAAAGCTTACAGTAGTAGATGCCGAAGGCGTCGAGTCAGATTTTAGCGTATCTCAATTTGAAACACCAAAGCTTATCCCAAGTACGTTGCCTACTGGTGTTGTTGGTTCTTGGGTTGGAACAGATTTTAGAGTAGCATTTACACACAATCCAGACGAAGAGTTTTTTAGTTCATATAAGGTAAAGCTAACTGCAGGTGGATCATCAAAAGTATTTGATGTAAAGGCAACCCCAAGCACAACCTCACAATCATTTACACTAAGCCTTTCTCAAAACAAGGCGGTCTTTGGGGTTCCACAAACAGCAATCAGTGGATCAGTAAGTGTTGTTAATATCTATGGCAATGAAAGCACAGAGGTTTCTTTTTCTTCTTCATCATATGTTAATACCTTGCCAGCAGCTACAATTGTAGCAACAGCAATAAGTAATGGGTATAGCGTATCTTATACAACTCCAGCTGATACAACTTTTAATAAGATAGAAGTTGAAGAGGTTGAGTCTGCATCAGCAACCGCTCCAACAACAGGATACACAAAAGTATTTTCAGGATCTTCAAATCCAGCTATTGTTATTGTTCCAAATACAAATAAGAGATGGCTACGTGCAAGATTTATAGATAACATAGGCGCATATGGTTCATACGGTACTTCAGTATCAGTAACTCCAACAAACCCAGTTGTAGCAGATACAGAAGGGCCTGCCAATGTATCTTCAGTAACAGCAGACGGAGGTCTAGATAGCACAGGCACTATAGGATTTAATGGATACGCAAACATATCTTGGTCAGCAGTAACTGGAGGAGGTATACGAGGTTACAGGATAAGATTTAGGCCAGTAACTGATCCTGTTTCTAGTTACTCTTACGCAGACTCCCCTGGAACGGGAACATCATATAGACTTGCAGCATTAGGGGCAGGATTAACTTATGAAATAGCAGTTGCAACATATGATGAATATAATAATACATCATCTTCTTACGTTTCATCTACTGCTAATGTTGTTGTTGGCGGTACACCCTATATCGCAAGTACTGTAGACGTTACTGGATTTTTTAAAGCAAAAGCAAATGCTTCAGATGCAGACAGCACAGCATTTAAATTTGGATATGGAGTAGATACAGGAAAAAGAGGTCTAGTATTTAATCCAAATAACTATTGGTATATAGACTCAGCGCAGTCAGCATCATTGAAGGTTGGCGGAGCAACAACAAACTATATAGAATGGAACGGGGCTTCATTTGTAATTGATGGTGACCTAAGAGCCAAAAAGGGTTCATTTAGCGGAAACATAAATATGGCAAGCGGTGCTTCTGTATATAGTGGAACAATCGGCGGCAACACGGTAACAGCTACTGGGGATACTGGGGGATCACTTACTAGCGCAGGGTATATACTTAACTCCTCTGGCATTACGTTTTCTAATGGTCTTGCATCTACAGCATTAAGACAAACAACTATTGATGCGGCCACTGGATTATTTACAACCAACTCTGCAAATATTGGTGGGTGGAATGTAGTTCCTTCCACAATTAGTAAGACTTCAAGCAATGGAACACTTACCCTTAATTCAGATACCGCACAAATTACAGCTACAAGCGCAACATATACTGCAGGAATAGCAACACCAAACAATAACGCATCTACAGATATAGTTTTTTGGGCAGGCGGAACAAGAAGCACCGATGCTAATTTTTATGTGCAAGCAAACGGTACAGTAGTAATGAAGTCAGCTGTTATTACTGGATATGCTTCATCAACAGATATTCCAGATGTTTCTGGATTTATTACAGCAGGCCAGGTTAACACAAATGTAACAAGCATTAGCGGAGGAGTGATAACAACAGGCATTATTAGAAATTCTACACAGTCGGGTCCAAGCAATGGGTCAGACTATTCTACATCTGGTATGGCAATTAATTTAGATAATGGAACAATAACAGCTAAGCAGTTTAGAGTGGATTCCAGCGGCAACGCATTCTTTCTTGGGACACTGTCTTCTGGAATATCATTATCTGCTCCAGCAATTACTGGCGGTAGCATAATTGGAGCAAGCGTAACAGTAACAGATTCAATTATATCAAGCGGTCTTCCTTCAGCGTCAGACTCTTCATTGTCTGAAGGCAATGATACAAATCAAGACACATCAACATCTTATGTAGGAAATGCAACCTTTAATCCAACTCTTAAGCTAGAAAATGGCAAGATATCTTCAAATAGCATTATGAGAATAGAAGGTGCAAGCTACACAGAAATTTTTTCTGGAGGAACTCAATCTGCAATGTTTGATTCTTCAAGATCAGCATTAAATTTTACAACAGGGCTATATTTAGGAGATCCAAATGCTTCATCTTCTGCTAAGGTGCAAAACCACACAACTCCTTGGATTACTATAGATGCCAGAATGCGTTTAAGAAAAGGTGCTCCGTTGACATATCCAGGTGGGACTACGGGAGCCTACGTAAGAAATATTTATATTAAACAGACAACAAGTACACCATCTGCAACAACAGGGCATGTGGGCGACATTATGATCACATATTAGGAATACAAATGCCAATATACGCTAAAGTAGGAAGTAGCTGGTCAACAAATGCCAAAAAGGTATGGGTTAAAGCAGCCGACGGCTGGAAGTCTGGAACTAAATTATTTGCAAAGACTATTGCTGGATGGGTGCAGATGTGGCCTGGAGATGCTCCAGCGTCAAGCTTAACAGACCCAATTGATATTAGACTCACTGGGTATAACGGAGCTAGAGCAACAAGCCCACAATCTATTAACACAGTGCTATACGGAAACGACGGAACCATAACTGGCGCAACTCCAATTACAGTAAATTCAAGAAGAATGAAAATTTCTGAAGATAATACGGGTAATACAACCAGGTATGAACTAGAGACTACAGATGTTTATAATCTTACTAGCAATACCGAAACAAACATTGGATTTAAAAGATATATGGCTGACGGATGGTGGTTGTTTTATGAGCTTGTAGCCTCTAACACATATTCTCCATATCCACCAGGAACAACTTTATATTCGCCAGCAATTAAAATTATAAGACAGGCACCTACATTTAGTGCAAGCTCACCATCATTAACAGGAGATTATACTTCTACAAACCCATTGCTTACTTTAAACTTTTCATTTAGCGACACATGGTGGAAAGCGGCAGATCTTTCAAGATCATACATCAGATGGTGGCAAAATACTTCTAAGTCACCTGGAGGTACAGTTTTAAGCACGACTTACATTGATAGTATATCTTTTCTTTCAAGTACAAGAAGCGGATCATACAGTGAATATAATGGAACGGGAACAACTATTAGCGGATCAGATTATTATACTGCTATGGGAGGAATTCCTGCAGGTCAGTATATAATAGGAGAAGTTGTCTTAGTTAATTCATATACAGATCATACTGGGTCACCAATATCTGCATTTGCATCTTCAGGAGATAAGCCATCAGTAATTGCATTGTCTGTAATAGATGATAATGGAAATGGAGTTGTTGATAACCAATCATCTCCAAGAATTATTTCAGATGGATATCTAAATTTTGTAGCAACAGTTCAAGATGCATCGGCATCTACTTACTACTTGCTAGAGCCAAGAATTTATAATAATTTTAACGGGAATGTATACGAATTCAATAGCACTACTGTAATTGGAAGCACTTCATTCCCCACTAACCTTACTCCAACATCTACTTCATTAAATGGAACTACGGCAACAGTAACTTGGAGAATTTTTATTAATGCAGACACACTGGCCACTATTGGCACACCAACGTATTCTGGAGGCCAACCAAGATTTCAATTTGAATTTAGGGTAAGCGCAAGAGCATCTTCATCCTCAACAGATGCTTCCGCGTCTTACTTTACTGGCATAGCATCTTTAGGAGCAGATAGTGTGTATATGCAAGGACTTGATGCGCCAGCTATGGTTAGTCGTCACCCATCATCGGCAATGACATTAAATGTAAGTTCAAGCTCAGTATCTTTAGGTTCCTCTGTAACATTTTCTGGTACAACGAGCAGCTATCCTTCTGGAGGCTCATCTTTTCCAAGAAGATACATAATAGATTTTGGAGACGGAACAGATAGTGGATGGCAATATTTTGCAACTGGAACAAGCAACCCAAGTTTTTCTGGAATAAGCAAAACGTATTCTAGTCTAGGAAGCTATACTGCTGTGTTAAAATGGGAACCACAGGGTGATCCAACAAGAAGTACAAGAGCTCGGTCTATTACTGTTGCAGGCGCAGCACCAGTTTTAGTAACTTCTCCAGTAAACACAAATACAAGTGGCACACGTAATTTTTCAGTAACCACTGGTTCTTGGAATAATTCACCCACTAGCTACTCATATCAATGGAAAGCTTTTACATATCTCCCATACCCTCCATATACAAGCACTATAAACGTTGGAACAAATTCTAGCTCATATTCAGGTTCTTCTACCTATGATGGATATAGTATATATTGTGATGTTACCGCTACCAATACTGGAGGATCAACAACAGCAACATCAAACTCCATAACACAAGTTGCCCCAGGAGTAGCCCCTAGCGGTGGAGGTGTAACGCTAACACCGACGGGGACACAAATGGCAAGAACAACTATTTCTGCAAACGTAACTGCAATGTCTGGTACTGAGCCAATAACATATATAACAACTATACGCAAGGCTACTGGCTCTAGTCCAACAGGCACTGGAGCAGCGACATCTTCTCCAGGATTAACAAACCCTGGAACTGGAACTGGTAATGCGGTTGCTCAGCATAAAATTACAGATGGAGAAGCGTCTGGCACCCCAGATCAATTTAAAGCATATACAGTTGGAACAAATGATTATGGTAGTTTTACAGTAGGATCTAATACAGTTATATCTACACCTTATGTTGCTACACAATATACAGTAACTTGGAATGCAAATGGTGGAACTGGTGGAACTACAACAACACTAGATGAAGGCTCAGCACACTCAGCTCCAGCCGCAACAAGATCAGGCTATACTCTTTCAAATTGGAGAAATCCTCAAACTGGAGGAGATCCAATATTCGTGTCCGCAGGTGGTACATATACCCCAACTGCTAATATAACATTTTGGGCTCAGTGGACTGCCGTTGCCGTAGTAGCACCAGCTGATGGAACCGCCACAGTTGACCCGACAACAGGAACTGCTGGAACAACAACATATACTGGGTCTACTTCAGGTTGGACGGGATCGGCTGCAACTTTTACATACTCATGGCAATATTTTTCACAAAGTTCATTTTCTTATGTACAATATACATCAGGAACTACATTTTCACCACCAGCAAACATAAACACTTTATACCCAAACTACGGGTGGAGACTTTTAGTTACTGCTACAAATACAGCAGGTTCAGCAACTGCAGCAGCATATCCTACAGTTAATAGTCCAGCAGTAGTTTCTGCCCCGTCTACACCTACTGGTGTTACACTAAGTGGAAGTGGAGCTGTAAGTTGGGATGCAGTTTCTGGGGCGGAGAGCTATGAAGTACAAACTTATACAGACCGAACAGGAAGTCCAGCAAATACTACTAACCGACTTGGACCGTATGTTGCTACAGGAATAACTGGAACCTCTTACCAGCTTAGTGCTACAGATAACTATGCATCTCCAAATAACTGGGCAAGAGTTCAAGTAAGAGCTAGAAATTCGGGCGGAGTTTCAACATATAGCGCATGGGTGCCATCAAGCACCACGTACACCTAGGAGAACATATGATTACTAATGAAGAAAAAATAGATGTTATAAACAATAGGCTGGACAACCTAGAGTTTGTAATGAATTCATTTATTGACCACGCCGAAGAGTTTAAGGATAAGTATTCTTTAGAGGAGGAGATTCTGAAGTGTAATTCTAGAAAAAATGCATTATTGCAGGAGTTATCCGACCTGGAAGCCTTAATTTAAAAGACCTTGACTAATCAAGGTTAAATGATATAATATGAAAGGAGGTAAACAATGACTATTGAATTAACAAACGAAGAAAAGCTAAGCATTGTAAATCAGCACATCAAGTCAGTAGATTACGGTATCTACGGACTACAGCTAGATTTAATGGAAGCTCAAGCAATTGACACCCCAGATCCAATACAGGTTTCATCCACAAATGGAAGAATTGCTTCTGCTAATGCTAGAAGAGCGGTATTAGTTGAAGAAAGAGATTCTTTAACTGCAGAATAAGAATAGGATAAACGATGGCAGAAAAAGCAGAACTTGTCATATTAGCCTTGCAACAAAGAATTGGTGAGATTGTCTCAAACTATGAGACACAAATTGCTATTTTACGTGCAGACTACACAAAAGCTTTAGAGCAAATTGATAATACAAAAAGAGAAGCGGATGCTAAATTTGAAGCAGCAGAAGCCTATTCAGAAGAACTTGAATCATTAGGAGAGTAAATGGCTGATTTTAATTTAACATTTGACGACAATGCGCCAATTGACGCAACTAAATTGAGGCAGCTTGTCTCTTATTTAAATGAAGTTAATACTAGGGCGTTGCAGATCCCAGACACACAGGGTCTAGTAAATTCAACTCTCTCTGCAAAGATGACATCGGGCACACAAAATGTGACCCCAGGAGATGTTGCTTTAAAAAAGCCAGTATTTAAATCAGTTCAATTTTCGCCAGCATTAACAAGCAATCCTTCTTCTGTTCAAGTAACAATTGAAAAAAATTCAGATGAAGGAGATTTTGTTTATCACATTAAAAATGTAGATAAAAATGGATTTGAGATTGTTTTTAACGCCGTGCAAGGTCAATCAAGCACAGCAGGCACAAAGATAGGTACTGTAAAGGTGCACTATTTTGCTATGGCTGGCTCCAACTAGCCCCTTGACAAGCTAAGCTAATATGTTACAATTACTGTAACATCAAAGTCACGTACCCGTGACTTTTTTACATATTAAGGTAGAAAATGAGCAACGATTTAAAATGGATGCTTTCATCCGATCAGCAGTTCCCGTATCAAGATGATAAGATGATAGCCCTGTGGTTTAAGGTCATGAAATGGTTTAAGCCAGATGTTGTTGACTACCTAGGAGACACAGACGATCAAGCCTGTTATAGCAAGTATACAGAAGGAAGATCCGCAGAGTTTTTAAACTATCATAAAAATGATAGCAAAGATCTTATTGTTCCAATGATGCGACATGAAGCAAAAGGAGCAAGAGATTTTTACGCAAAGACAAGAGAGATGCTTCCAGATGCACAACTTTTTTCAGCGCTAGGAAACCACGACATACGAGTATTTAATTACGTAGACGCAAAGCTTCCTGACTATATTACCGAAGTTACACCAGAGGCACTCTGGAGTCTAGACTCATTGGGATACGAGTATATTTATTATAATGAATTACCAAAGCGTCGCTTTGGAGATATTCATGTTCACCACGGACTTTCAGTTGCAGCAGGCGGTGCGGTAAGAAAAGATATGGAAGACCTGCAGGTTTCTCTTATTCGTGGGCACTCACATAGAATTGCTTCACATATGGTAACATATGAACTTAGAAACAGTGGCGAAGGAGAGACCCTTCGTGGCTATGAAATTGGACACATGTGTGATGAAAAGAGTGATGGAATGAAGTATAGCCAGCACCATGATTGGCAAAAGGGATTTGCTGTTGCCCATATTGTAAATGATTATCCTCATATTCAAATGATTCATATTGCACCAGACTACTCTTGCGTGGTTGATGGAAAGGTATTTACTTTATAATGTGGTGTGGAAAATGTGGCGGTAGAGTTTTTGTAGATAGAGTATTTTCACAAAAACTGCACGTAGAGCTGTTCTGCATTCTATGCGGGAAAAGAAATATGATTAACAAAGAGACGAGTGCTTTCGGGAAATGGTTAGACAAAAGAGAAACCAGAAACTCAAAAAACTACGGTATTTCTTCTTAAACGATAAGATACATAAGGTGATTAAATCATCTAGATCTAAGGATGAGATAGTTGCTTGGTGTTACCCAGATAAAAAAAGAGTAATGTATTCTTATTCTCAAGTTGAAAAGTATATGGGTAAAGCTTACGCAATGAGGGACGTTTCTGCATTACTAAATAAGCATACGGTTACTTTGCACGATTATATTTTGGAGGGCAAGATAAAAGCTCCTCAAAAAATATATCCTATAGGGGATCCAGACAATAAGAATTGGTCTAAGTATATGTTTTGTGAGAAAGATATATTAGAGTTACATGAGTTTATATTAGATTCAGGACACTCTGGAAATATACCTTCAAGAACAGAGCTTCTGGGTCTTCTCAAACATAACATTATATTGTATACTAAGACAGACAGCGGGTTCATCCCCGTATGGAAGGCGGAGTAATGACATTCAATGCTCAGTATACCCTTGAAACGGGAGCAGCAAAGAAGCGTAAAAGAGAAGAAGAGGTTGCTTACTGGAACTCATTGAATGGTCCAGTGGTAATAAAGAATTCTAAAGGTGATGACGATGGCGAGTAGTCGTATTGTGATTTGCCCAATTTGTAATAAGGAATTAGAAGTTAGATCAGATTTTGCCCACATGACATTATCTAACCATACAAATAAGGAGCATAAGTGACAACGAGAGTTAAGGTGGACCTATCGTTCACACGAAATCTAGGTAATTATGAAAGCATTAAGATTGGCGTAGGCGTTGAAGATGATCTTCGAGACGGAGAGAATGTAGATACAGCCACAGAGAGAGTCTATAAGTTTGTTGAAGATAAGCTTATTGAAAAGACTCGTGAGGTGGAAGAAGAATTAAAACGTGGCAAATGAGAAAGAGCCATACGTTCTAATTGGGCTATACCTATCTTTATACAAAGATAAGTATAACAAGTCGCTTACTGTAAACAAGTTTAGAGAGAAGTGGGCTATGAATGATGTTATAGAGAGTGTTGGATTCCAACGTGCTCAGGAGCTTTTGATATACTATTTTTCTACCAACAAGCAGGGGCACCCATTAAATTTCTTCTATAACAACTTTGACAGAATTGATGCATTAAATAAAGAAATTAAGAAAGACAAGTTTAACCGTAGCATTCTATTGAATGAGACTAAGAAGATGGTGGAGGGCGAAGAGTGAATACAGAAGCAACATTAATCTCTGCTGTGTGCAAGAACAAAGATATTAGCACACTACTGGCAGACAATGTAGATGAGCTTTTTACATCACATAGAGATATTTGGGAAAGCCTAAAGTCATACTACTATAAGTTTAAAGCAGTTCCTGAAGCAGGAGTTCTTATGGAACGCCACAAAGAC